CAAGTGTCCTGTTTAACATTTCCCTACTTTAATTATATAAAAATAGTAAAATAATAAGTATCTCTTATAAAAGTAATAAGTATGTTGTTTCACGAACTAAAGCGCATAAATTTTGCCTGTTGAAAACTCAAAAGCGAATACACGGTTAGTAAGCAGGAAGAGAAAATTTTTACCATATTGTAATTTTAAGCTATCTGTCATGCCTTGTCAAGATGCTTTCTAAATATTGACAAACGTCTAAATAAACATTTTTCAACGCATTGGTAAACTGATTTACAAACATATTGACAGGGAAGTGCATTTTAGACAAATGCCGAAAATAATTTGATGAACAGTATTTGTTAATTTAAAGAAAGATTGACAAACCTCGCTAAGTAGTGTATACTGTTTAAGGAAACGAAATTAATGTAACTCAATCACGTTCCGCAACCAACTGTAAAGAATCGGCATTTCTTTACAGTTTTTTTCTTGCTATTCCTAAGTTCTATTAAAGCACTACTTATAAAGACAAGCGTGTTTATTGCTCATGTCTTTAACGATTAAATCAACTTGCAGAAGATTAAACAATAAAAGAGGGTAGTTTTACAACTATCCTCTTTTAAGATTTACTCATGTTTACACAACATTTGTCAATGTTTCTCAACTATGCATTCATAGTATTTTGCGAGTTTATCTTCTCCCGCATCCTCATCGTCAAGGAAAGCGTGAGCCATTGCCGCATAGAAATCAACAGAGTTGAGATTAAACTCCTTGCCTATTTTGTAGTAATCGGAGTACATCATGTTAATTGCAGCGTAAAATTCGGCAGGGTCGCAGTCATAGCCGTGCTGCCGTCTCACCTGCTCCGTCTGCTCAAAATTCCAGTGTCTTCCGGTCGAGCCGTCGGCGTTTTTCATTTTCTCCGTCCATTCGTCCGCGTCCTCGCGGGTAAACTTGTCGTGCTTTTTCCCACGTTTGCCGTAGCTCTCACGCTCGCGCCCGTCATAATCGCGGCGGTCTCTCATGTCGTACTCGCCGTAGTAGTCGCGCTTTCCGTAGCCGTCGTACTCGTCATAGTCAGGCAGACGGCGGCGGTCATACTCGGGGTATCTTTCCTCGCGTCGGTCGTATCTGTCATAATCGTGTTGTCTGCGGTCACGCTCATAGTCGCGCTCGTGTCTGTCGTAGCCGCCGTATTCACCGCGCTTGTCCTTGCTACTCGACATCATGAGTAGCCAGTTTGGATTCAGCTTTTTCATACGGTTTCACCTCCCGTTGTGGTGGTGGTTGGTGCTGTGCCGTTGATTGAGCGCAGGTCGTTGTTAGGCGCACATGCCGGTCTGCCAAGCAGTCTAAAGCTGCCGCCCGTCGGTGTGGTGATTACAACCGCGCTATATCTCGTCCTCGTCCTTATCGAGCAAGCGGTCAGCTGAGCGCAACAACGGTTAGTCAGCGGGTATAGCGTAGTGCCATCTCCGATTGTGACGTACACGGGAGCGGTGATTGTCGTCGCCGTCGGAATTGCCTGAGCGACTACGACACAATATTTTTCCCCCGCGTTATACGCGCCCGCCGGGAGATTGATTATCAGATTGCCGCCGGTAAAGGACACCGACTGCGACAGAATGAAGCGCGGACAAAGTCTGCATACATTAGTACAAGCCATTTTTTATACCTCCAAAAAATCAAAAGGGAAGCGGTACGCCGCTCCCCCGAAATCGGTCACGGCTCAAAGCCGGATTTGTGAATCAATAGTTGCTGCAGTCGGAACAGCCGTAGTTGCCGTACTGCCAAGGTGCCGGAACGTTGAATGCGGGTACGGGAGCCTTGCAGCCGAGCTGACTTACAAGATACTGATTCTGTGCCTGCTGTGATGCAGCAAGCTCAAGTCCAAATATCCTCTGTGTTTGAGCCGCAATCTGCGCGTCCTTCGCCGCTATCTCCTGTGCCGTCATTCTGTCGGATATGCCACGGAATCCGCTATTCATTGCGTCGATTATATCGCGGGTGTTGTTAGCGGCGTTAGTGTTAATCGCGCAAGTGTCGGTTGCCATGCGGTAGCCAACGTCGGCAAATCCGCGCTCCATCGCTCTGCCGTTTTCACAGCAGCACTGCTGGAGCTGTGTCGCAAGAGCCGCCTGTCCTCTCTCAACACCGTTAAATCCCTGCATCATAGCCACATTTGTGTCGTTAAATCCCTGCTGTGTCTGATAGCCGAGGTTGCAAATCGCGTTGCCGACGCCGTGGAAGCCGTTGAGCATTGACGAATTCATATCGTAAAATCCGTCGCAAAGTCCGTTTTGTACGCCGCGGACGGAATTCTCCAGTCCGTTGAATCCAAACTCGCTCTGTAGGTCTGCGCGGGTAAGTCCGCCCTGAGTGCCTGCCGCCATTACGTAGGGGAGTGCGCCCATGCCCGAGGAATCGCCGTTGTTTCCGCCGAAACCGTTACGACCCCATCCAAAGATGATGGCGAGGATGATTACCGCCCACAGTCCCTCGTTGCCAAAAAACCCGCCATCGTTGCGGTTGCTGTCGCCCTGACCTGCGAGGAAACCTGTCAAAAGTTCGTTGCCCATGTTTTTTCTCCTTTTCGATTTATTCATCCGCTTTCGCGTGATGTTCAAAATTAATTTTTGGACAGTTTTTTAATCAGGTCTCCAGTCAAACCGAAAAGGGAAGTGTTATTTGTTGACATTTGCTTATATTTGTTGTTATTTGCTGATACCGAGTGAGCGCATTAAATCGCCCAGGTTTATACCGCGCTCTTTCGCCATGTTTTGCGCCATGGTCTGGAGCTGGTGCGCGTCCTTGCCTTTGATAAGTTCGACGGCTTTTGCGTACTGCGCCCCTTGTCCCGCGAGATTGCCGAGAATATTATTCAGCGGCTGACCTGCGCCGAGAGCCTGCATTACGAGCATTGCGGGATTAAGGTTAGGCATTTTCCGTTACCTCTTTCTTTCCCTTAGTGGGATTTTTCATCTTTTCGACCTCCGTTTGGAGAGCGGCAAAAGCTGCGCAAAGTTTGTCAAAATCCGCACGCGGTGTGTAGTCTGCCGTGTCCTTAGCCGGAGCTGTCGGAGGTGTATAAGCAAAATCCGCAAAATCCGACGCGCCGGTCTGCGAGTTGAATCTCTTGATATATACCATGCCGTGCGCCATATCGGGCATAATTACGCCTGCCGCCATAAAATCACAAGGTGTCGCGAGTGCTTCCTCACGGCTTGTGACGGGTCGACAGATAAATCCGCTCTGCACCTGTGGTTGTGGCGCTGTCTGTTGCGGTTGCGGCTGTTGAATTTGCGGATTATAGCCGCTATAGTACGGATTTGTGTTGTAGCCAAAATTGTACGCCATATATCCTCCATACAAAAAATCTCTCTGTATCTGATACCATTGTACCATCGCAGAGAGATTTATTCTTTCGTAATTTTTGCGTTTATTTTGCGTTTATTTTGCCTTGTTTTTGCAAGAGACGGACGAGCCGTATCAGTGCCGGTTTGTGCCACTTTGATACCGTCGAGTAATCGCGCCCGACAGCATCACACACGTCCTCCAGACACCCGCGCTCCACATAGAGGATTTTGAGCAGCCGTTTGTACTCCGGTCGGAGATTGCACTTGTCGATAGCCGAGGATATCAATTCCGTATCGTCTATCTCCTGCACCGCGTTTTTCTGCCGCACGTGCTCCGTCAATCTTTACGCCTCCTTGTCCTCGCTTTCTGCTGATTCAATAATGCTTCTCACACCCTCCGCGTCAATCCGCGCCGCGTCAACTTTACTCTCGCCGTAGATGTAGCCGATGATGGAGCTGATAGCCGTAATCGCGCCCGCAACCTTGCCCGCAATCTCGCCGTAGTCGCTCTCACCAACGCCAAGCGACATTGCAACGCCGATAATGATACCGATGATAGTCACCCACAGCTTTCTTGAGGTCAGCTTCTGCTTCCAGTTGATTTTGTTGTCCATATTATTCTCCTTTTTCATCTTCATAAGTTATTTCTTCCTCTCCATAATCGGAGTGATATTCCTGCTTGATTTTCTCGCGGTTTTCCATTGCCGACTTGATGAGGTAAGTCACCACGCCGCAGCTCATCGGAGCACCGATGTATGTCAGCAGTCCGTCAAGAGATGCCATGTCGGGAGCGATTATCAGCTGAGCTACACAGTACCCCATACCGAAAACCGCACCCGCAAACCACAGCTTCACAATTGCGGACAGCGTTCTCTTTGAGTATTCAACGTCTTTCTTTTTCATGATTGCGTTAATAATTCACGTTTGCGTTAAAACTGCGTTAAAACGCGATAATGTTGTTAACCGCACGACTGCCGCCCGTTGACCGTCTCTTGATTCCCTCGACACGGATGTACGAGCCGCCGCCGTCAAGAGCAATAACGTCTTCAAAACCCTCGCCCTGTATCTTTCGCCAAACCTCGCCGGACTTGATGTAGTTTGCTGAGGTAGTCTTGAGAGTGAGTACCCATATCTCGCCGCTCCTGATGCCGAGCATATTTCTTGACGTGCCGTAGGTGGTTGAGCCGTCCCAGCCCTCCGCGCCCACGTAGCTCATGTCGACAGGCTTTTTGTCGACCACAACAGGCACGCCGCTGACAGCGTACTTGATTCCCGACGGGATTTTGTCAACGCGCTCAATTGTCGGCTTGCCGGAGTACGGTACAAGCAGTGTTGACACCTTTTTGCCCGCAAACTGCTTCGTCGCGTTGTCGGCGATACTGTACACAAGGTGGTTGCCGTAGACGTGTTCAAAAAGATTGCCCTTTGCCGCCGCCGGAATGTCCTTGATATCGCACGCGAGATTAGCGACGGGGAGCGTGTATGTTTCGCCTTCCTCCGAGCGGTAGTTTGCGAAAAATCCGCCGTTGATGTATCTCTTCACGCCGCCCTTGCGCTTGTCCGCGTCGTGATAGAGGATTGCAAAATTCTTCGCGCGGGTGTACGTAATTCCGTCCTTGTCATAACTGTCCTTGACATTGGTGTTGCCCTTGCCGTCGGATATGTCGAGCTTTGTGTCGATGTTCATTCTTGTTTCTCCTTTTGATGTGGTTTTTATATCGTACTGTCCCCACTCGTTAGGAATTCCGAGATATGGGGTGGGGTCTACGGACACGCCGTTTTTGCGGACCTCAAAGTGACAGTGACTGCCGAAGGAGTAGCCGGTGTTGCCCTCGATTCCTACTACGTCCCCCGCCTTGACCTTTTGCCCGACTTTGACCTTTCGCGCCGCCATGTGGCACATGAAAATCTTAAGTCCGTCAGCCGTGTCAATGCGGATGTAGTTGCCCCACTGCCATGTGAGATTAGACTTGTCCGTGATGATTGTCGACGAGCCGATAACTCCGTCACAAGGCGCAACAAGCGTTTTGTCCGTGCCGCTGAGGTCTACGCCCTTGTGATAGTCTCGCTGTCCGTTGAGCGTGCGCCAGCCAAAGTGCGATGTGAGCGTGACTTTGCCGCTCTTGTAAGGCAGATTCATTTTCATTCCACGTTACCTCCGTCATGCGGCGGCTCTGTCGGCAGTGCCATGAGCTCATTGTATAACTGTGTTGCGACGTCGTTGCCGCGGAGCGCGTGATAAGCCGCATAGGCGCGCTTGAGTGCTTCTTTTGCGTAGATGGGGCAATATCCCCTGTCGAGATACTTGTCATGATTGCGGATTATCTCTGCGCGGAGAAGGCACTTTAATCCTTCCTCGAGCGCACTTTCACGCTTTTTTCGCAGTTTGATGTATGTAACAGCCCATGTTACCGCTCCGCCGCATACAAACGGCACCGCCCACTTGATGATTGTCTCTATTAGCATTTTTTCTCCTCATTATTTCGTTATCAAGAGAGCATTAAGCCTCCTGCTTCTTCGACTCGTATCCAATACACATACATTCTGCGGGCTGTTGGAAAAGAGCCAAGCTCTTTGTAGCCGCTTCCGCCCTCAACATTAAAATAATCCTTTTGAGACGCAACGCAAATGACAAGCATATCGCCGACATTCACTGTCAAAACGACATCATCACCGCCAACTTCAACAGGCGTTTGTCCATCTTTAGTAAAAGCGACGACATTTACGCTCGATTTCACAGCAAACTCAACTGCTTTTCCGCCCCCACCCGTGGGAATCGCACGGATACAAGCAGGCAAGTCCTCGATTTTCGCTCCGCTGGCGACAGTGCCGCCTTTTGCGGTTATGGCAGCGATAATGTCGGTTTTTGCTTTCGATATCCGCGTTAAATTTGTTTTAATTTCTGTTATAACTGCCATATTTCACCTCATATAGCCGCCAGAGCCGCGCGGATATCGTCTGTAAGAGATACCGTGCCGGTGCCGTCGTGATAGCCTGCGGGGATGGTTACGCTAAGCTTAGTAAGTCCGTCGATGGTAAGCTCCTTCGCGCCCTGATTAGTCATAGTACCTTCAACAGCCGCGCCCGTGCTGTCGACAAAAACAGCTCCGTCAAGCACTTTGTCTGCGGTTGCCGTTACGCCGGACACATCCTTGTACTTAGCAGGAATGGCGGCTACTGTAACCTTAGACAGCACCTTTCCCGCGGTCGGCGTAATGTCCTGCGCTTTTTCTGTCGGAGTAGCGGTCTTTGTCTCGATTGTGATTGACACCTTGCCTGTGCCGCTGTGATAGCCTTTCGGGACGGTGTAAGACGTATCTGTCGTGCTGAGCGACTTTTCAACAGCTCCGTTGTTGGGCATTGTACCCGCAATAGTAGTGCCATCCGCTCCCACGATAGTTTTGTTTGCAAGCACGTCTCCTGCCGCAGCCGTCACCGCCGAGGTGTCGTTAAAGTTGTCAGGTATCGCGTTAACCGTCACTGCGGACAGCGCATAGTATCCCGGATCCGGTGTGACCTGCTGCTGCTTTTTGGTCGGCGTGACTTCCTTAGCCTGCGTGTTGTAGTTACCGCCGCCCGAGACACCTTGCACAGTGCCGCTGCCGTTGTGATAGCCTTTCGGGATGGTGTAGCTCTCGCCTTCCTTAACCTGCGCTGACACAGCACCGTTATTGTCTATGCCGTCGATTGCCGTAGCACAGTCCGCGAGTTTTGCCGTAGCCGCCACAAGTCCGAGTGCGACAAGCTTTGTGCGTATAGTGTTTCGCGCGTTGGTGAGTGCCGTCAAAAGTTCTGATGTTGTTGCTGCCATTTTCGATATCCTCCGTTAAATAATTGCCAAAATAGCATTGATGTTACCCACGACGAGATTTACCCCCGCCGAGGTGATAGGTTTTGTGTTGTCCTGCTCGGCGCTATCGGTAGTATCTACTGACAATACGCCGTCTTTCGTGATTGATAAGTTTTTTCCGACAGTGACAATGCCCGCTTTTTCCGTAGTCGCGATATCTACGCGCACCGGATTTTCGTCGAGGTATTTGTTTACCGCGTTCTGTATGTCTTCAGGCGAGCCGCCCCCCTGCGCGGACAGCACGCCGTTTTCGTCAACCTCCAGCCCGCCGCCGAGAGTGGAAAACGGCTTGTTCTGCACCGCGTCCCATGTGGGGGATGTGATGCTCTCGAGCATTGCTATAATCTGCTCATATACGCTCGGCGTCGGGTCAGGTATCTGCTCTCCGAGGTAGTCCGCGATACTGTCTTTGACTTTGAGACAGCACGGGCGCGTGGTTTTGAGCACACTCGGTTTTTCCGCAGAGCCTGCCTGCACTCCGACAAAGATACGTCTGTGTTCTTCGTCAAGCATAGGTACGTCGCATGAGTTTCCGTCCATCACAACCGCTTGATAGCTGCCATCCTCGCAGACAAAATACACGGTTTTGACCTTGTCCTGCCATTCTTCATCAAACTCAAATTCCGCAACATAGTCCGAGTTGTGCGATATAACGTCCTCGCCAGCCATGATTGTCGGCACTCTGTCACGCACCGTGATGTGTATTGTGGTTAGCACTTGTTTTCACCTCCTGTGAGCTTGATGAATTTCCTTAACGTGGTTAAGTCACTGTAAGATAACTTTATATCCTCGTTTTCTGATATTTCTATCGGCAGTTCGGTGTCTCCGAGGTCAACATCAAGGTTCATAAGCTCATTGAATCTTTGGTTGAACTCAGCTTCCGTTTCCGCAATAGGTTCATATCTGCCGTTTTCGAGCCTGCAATACTCGCCGAGAATTCGCATTCGTTGAACGTCGTAGAACTTCATCTGCGCTTCTATCTTGTCGAGAAAGCCGAATAGCCTATATAACGTTTTCAACGACAGGTTCTGCGCACACAGTTTTTTGAACGCTTCCTGCGCATAGATTAAATCTGACATTTTCATGTTAATTACCTAACGTTTCTTGTTTATTGTAATATATCGTGTCTACGTAAAGCCGATTGAAGTAGTTTAGCGTGCTTCCTATATCCCAAACTCCCTTTTTCCCGGGGACTATACATTGGTTGGAGGTCTGTACTTGAAGTTGATAGCTTGCAGATGAATTGTCTGGGTCTTTGAAGTAGATAAACGAACCATACAATTCAAGGAACGCCGCCATTCCCGATATTGGAGACTGCACACCGACTTGAACAACGCCGTTTTGTGCGCTCATCTTTGATGTGACAATAGTGTAGTTCTCGTTTTCCGCAAAAAATACCTTGTTGACATAAAGGTTGTCTGTGGTGACATTGCCGCCGTCTATTGTTGTTGCACCGCTTGTTGACAGGTCTGTAAACGTTACAAGTCCGTTGAAATTGATATCAGCCGATGAAATTTGAACATTTCCGCTTTTCAGAGATATTGTAGCCTTGCCGCGCGAAGTTTTCTGAATAAAGCACTTTATCTTGAAGTAATCGCCGTTCTTGTGTACGCTTGAATCCTTGATGTACTTGAACGTGATAAAGTGACTTCCAGGCGGTACAGTCATAGTCAAGTCAACGTAACTCGAACTTGATTCATTTTCGCCCGAGAACGCTTTTTTAACACCTGTTGCATCAGCCTTATTGTCCCATTCAAGCATTGTGTCGAGATTTGAAACAATGCCGTAGTCGTGTTCGGCTTCTCCATATGAGATACAGCGTATAGTGATTGCCGTTGATTTTGTAAAGTTGAATTTTAAACCGCCGTATGAGAAAGATTTGTGTACTCCCGCGTTTTGTGAAGTGTAATATCCGTCTGAGGTTTTTGTGAATTCATAGTCGGCAATACTCGCGTCGCCGACAGGAACATTTCCGTCAGGATCTGGATACCCATCGTAAGTTCCGACTTCTTCCGCGGACGTGCTTCCCGCAGTTTCCGTAGCCGTAAGGTCAAGCGCGTTCGCAGAAAGACGTATGGATGAGCTGTCGGCGTTTGCAAACAAAGTCAGCAGCGCGCGGACGTTTGAACCGATTGTCCCTGAACCATAGGAAGCCGACAGGGATATTTTTGATTCAATACCTTTCTCGGTTTTCTGTATAAGCTGTTCGATTGCCGTTGTTGTAGTTATCGTGCTTCCGCTCGACACCTCAACGAATTTACCCTCTACAGCAGAGGTAATAGAAGCTTTGCCCTCCTGCGTGTTCAGATAGCTCTCTACAGCTGTAGACAAATCCGTGTCGCGTAGCATTGACTTCTTGATTGCTTCAAGTTCGCGTTGCTGTACCGGCTCAATCTCGCGTACCAGTCCGCCCGTTGATTCATATTCAACCTTGCCGAATCCATTCCACTTGATTGTTTGGGAGAATATCGGGAGCGTTTTTACCTCGTCATAATCATTAACTACGGTGATAATGTCTCCGCATTTAATTTCGGGATACCATTCGGCACGTACCGCAATAGGAGAATAAGCAGGGAAGAGTGAAGCCTTTGCAAAAATCGCGTTCACATAAGGCTGTAGCACAGATATCTCCGTGTCGTTCTCGATGTACAGAAACGGATTGTCGCTGATAACATAAGTGTTTGTTCCCGTACCCGCAGTCACGAGCTGGTCTCCATAAGAAGTGTAACATTCGAGCTTGCTTATAACGGGAGTTTCAAACTCACTCTCACTCATTTCAAATCGGTCTGTTTTGAGAATTTTGTAGGAGTTTGTTGTAAATGTGTTTAATTCAACTTTGCCATCCGCATTTACTCTCGCATAACAGCCTGCCGCTTCCGCAATCCACGCAAGCACTTCACGCGCCGTGTAGTCCGAGGTTGAGAACGGATTGAAAGTAAAGTTTTTTGTAGAGTTTGTAAACGTTGTCGTGATAGGTTCAACACCCACTGCGGCGCAAAGGGAAGAGAAAACCGCGCCGAGAGTGACGGGGAATGTCATGTTTTCGATGAAATCCGAAGCAGAAACTTCAAACTTCTGCATACGGTCATAAGCGGTAAAGTCTATGAGCTTGCCGCGAACTTTGTCGGGTCTCTCGCCTTTGAAAACGCCGACCGTCACATACTGAAATGCCGCGCCGACCTTAACGCCTATTTGCAAAGTAAATTCCTGTGTAAAATCGAAGTTGTTAAACTTGTTGTCAACATTGAACAACGTCATTTCAACTTGTTTACAAACAGCTTTGCCGAAAGTATAGTCAGTGTCTCCGTTCAGAATGTCCGTAATCTTAACACCATCACCCGTTATCGCAACGTCAGCTTTTCCGAGAACCGTGTTGTCGGCAAAAGTTATCTTGATATCCTGTTCGGTATGAGCGCGTATAGCTTCAAGTAAACTCGCGACAGGTTGAACAACGCTAAACACGTCCGAAGTCTTGTAGTCCGAACTGCTGTTGTTTGAATCGTAAGCGCATACTCTATACTGCACTGTTAGCCACGCAGAGCCTACTGTGTCGATGTAAGATGTGTTCTCGCCCCGATACACCGTCATGTAGCTTGCGCCGTCCACAGAACGTTGTAGCGCATATCCCGCCGCATTTGAAACGCCCGCCCATGTGATTGTTGCCGATTGCCCCGCAGTGAGAGCAGGAACTGTTATAGTCTCTGGCATTGACGGGACAGTTGAAGTGCCGCCGACAATCGTTCGTATGTCCGAACCCGACCACGTTGCGGAATATACATCTCCGTCTCTATAAGCCGCAACTCTGTACTGCACTTTAGTCCATGTGGGCTGAGCCGTATCGGTATATGACAGGTTCGCGCCTTTGTAAACGGTAATATAGTCTCCATCATCTACTTTGCGCTGTAGTTCATATCCTTCCACCTCTGAAACCGAGGGGGCTGTCCACGTTACTGTATAAGTATCTCCGACGTTAATAGTGTCAGGAATTTCAGGATAGCCGGGTGGATTAGGTGCTGATATGGCGGTTATGTCATCGCTTGTGTTCCAATCGGACTGCGTTTCTCCCGATACCGCACATACGCGATAGCCATATACTGTGTAACGCGTTTGTATCTGGTCGTCATAATAAGTGTTTGTGCCGCTGTATCTTTGAGAATAAGAACCGCCCGCGCTGGTTTTTCTCTGCAAGATGTACGAATCCGCACCGTCTACCGCCGACCACTTAATAAGAGCACCTCTACCTTTAACTAACTTCGGTATAGTCAGTGTTGTTGGCATCGAGACAGCCATAATATCCCCCCTAAAATTCAATAATGTTGAACGACAAATCGAACCGTGCAACTTCTTCTTTGTCAATCCAGTAGTATTTTGTTGTAGCCGACCTGTCGCCCGCGTAGTATGTGCCGGAGCGCGTTCCTCCTTTTTGATACGGGTCTGGGCAGACTGCCGTGAAACTGTCGGAGTTGACGGCGTTGAGTATTGAAGCCATTTCCGCCCACGTCAGGCAGTTCCACTTGAAACCGAAGTTTATCTTCTGCCCCACACGGTTTCTGTGCAAAACAGAAGTCGCGTCTCTCTCTGCACTTTCATCAACATCTGCTATTGAGGGATTCCATTCGGAAGGGTCGGGAATACTGACCCCCCCGAACTTTATTCCCATTGTGTAATTGAGTAATGATATCATGTTTAACCACCCGTAACCTGTTCAACCATCTTCTGGGAGCGTTTTACCGCGCGTCCCAAAGCGACAGACGGAGAAATCGAAAGTTCCTTGTCGGCAATCTTTTGTAACAGTCTGTTTTGTTCTCTGAGAAGTTTGTTCTGCTCTGCGGTATCCTTGTCCGTGCCGGAACTGTTCGCGCGGAGTACGCCGTTCATAGCGTTTGTGACACCCGCCTGAATGCCCGCTATAATCTGACCGTTGTTCGCAACAGCGTTTCTGCCGCCTATAGTACCTACCAATTCGGGTCCTGCTTCACGCGCAACGAATAACTGTCCCATAGTCGGGAACCCGCCGTCCGCAAACTGATTATCGAGAGAACCGAAAAGCAAATCGTCAACAATGGAATCCGTCTTAGTCTTGCGAATCTTTTCTCTCGCTTCCTCAACCTTGCTGAAATCGGCTTTTACATCAATAGTGACACCTGCGGTCATACCGTCAAGGTCTTTGACTTTTCCGCTGAAATAATCGACTTTATCCGCCGCGTCTTGGAGCGCAGTTTCCGCATTATTAACCGCAAGTGATGTATCTTTAACGGCTCCTTCCGCGTCTGCGAGGTCGTCCATCCATGATATAAATTGAGTTGACAGTTCTCCGCCTAAAACGCTTGCAAGTTCTGCGTTTTTTACGCTTAACCAGTGTATGCTGTCGGTTGTTATATCACTCGCGCTTGTAATGTCCTGCAACGCTCTTGTGTTAAGCCCGAGAGAATCAAGGAAACCCTTGTTGTCGCTTTTGATAAGGTCATATATCTTCTGTTGTGCTTCTTTCTGTCTCTCCGTAGCTTCTATATTATCTTGCTTTAGTTCGATAAGTTTATATTCAGCGTCCGATTGCAGGATGTATGCGTTTTTGATTGATTCATTGTACGCTTCAAGCAGAAGTTCCTTTTCTCGCGACTTGATGAGCTTGTCAAGTTCGTCGCGCGTCTGAACGATAGAACCCTTGTCGTCAACTTCAATTTCTATAATCCCCATTGAATTGATTTCGTTTACGAGAGTTTTCAAAAGTTCAGCTTCCGCTGTGGTTCTTTGTTCCTCCGGAATGTCGTTGAGTTTGAACGCCTCATTTATAAGCCTTTTAAGCGTAGCCATTTTTAGCTCAACCTCTTTTACCGGAGCATCGAGCTTGTCTACGCGCAATTGTAATTCAGCCGCTATTTCAAGGTCTATCTTTGCCTTGTCTGCAATTTTCTGGATTTTTGCGTGAAGTTCCTGCGTGTCGAGAAATTTTTGCTTCTTCTCATCAAGCCCAACCTTGACAGCCGCAATAGCCGTAGCGATTGTAGCCAGTATGCCTATCACAAGTCCAGCCTTGCCCCATCTGACAGTAAGTCCCGCTATAGTAGCAAGCGAACCGAGAACCGCTTTAAGTATATTTTCTTTCGTCACTTCGCCAGAGACGAGATTCTTTATACCGTCAAACTCAAACGCAAGTCCCGCAAAAGATATAGCAAGCGTAGCAGAAGTTCCAAACCCTCCACCGAACAGCTCCGATACCTTTATGCCGAGAAGAGCCGCCTCAATTTCTGTTGCATACTCTTTGATGGTTGCCCATGTGCTAAGTAGCCTGTCCGACCATTCCGTAACGCTTGACGAGATGTTCTCCATTGATACCTCTTCAAACATTCCGCTGTAGTCGGGTGTAGTCTTGCCGGAAGAACTGCCCGTGCTTGATATAACGTTAAGCTCGTCAAATCCCGCAAGGAGCTGTTTTTGAGCAGCCGCCGAATCCTTAGCCGCTTCCGCATATTCTTTCTGCTGGCGAATAGCCTTAGTCCACGAAGAAGCCCCAGTCATTTTCGCGACAAGCTGATTCAACCAGTTTACACCCTCGACTATTCTATCAATGAGCGAATCGAATACGGGAATGAGCGCGTTGAGTATCGGAGCTGTCATAGCACCTACAGAGTTTCGGAAATATTGCAGGGAAGTGGCGGCGCTGTCCATACTGCTTGCAAAGTCAGTCCCGACCGCCTTACTGTATTGGTAAAGGTTGTTTACGCCCTCGCTGAATGCCTTGGCAATCTGTTTCAAGAACTCATTCACGGTGCGATAACGAAGGATTCTTTCAAGTGAACCCGCAACCTTGCCGATAGTCTCACCGAAAACCGAGTTCTTGAATCTCTTGCTCATCTGTTTGCCGAGGTCTTTTATGGACTTCGCAGCACCTTTTGCTTTGGCTTTGAGTTCTCCAAATTTCGCCGTTATCGAAGCAAGCGGTTTTTCCACAGTGTCAAGCTGTTCCGCATTTTTGATAAGGCTTTCAAGTATGTCGCTTTGACTTGTCTCTTTGCCCGCCGACTTGAGTATGTCGTTAAACTGCTTCTTCATCGCCGCAGTCGGTTTGGCAAACATGGAATCAAGCGTTGAATCGAACATAGCTTTTTGTATTTCAGCTCTTTGCCTTTTCGCTTTGGCATTGTACTTTTCCCAATCAAACGGCACAGACATTCCGCCGGTATTAATTCCGTTGCCGCTCATTTTGGCTTTTCTCGCGTCCATGTATCTATTGACAGCTTCCGTTATACCATAATCATCTGTGATTTTCCCGCTGCTTGATTTCAACTTTTTGCTCATCGCAATAAGCTGCTTATAAGAGCCTACAGTAACTTTGTATTGTTTAGATACCTTCGCGGCTTCTTCACTCATTTTCCTAAGTGCAGACGTGCCGTTTTTAATACCGTTTGTATCAACCATCTTGTCGATGCCGCTTGCCGAACTCATTTCGCTTGCAAACTTTTTGAACGGTTCGAGCGTTTTCACAAGATTTTTCAGCGCGCTTTCCGCTTTCTTTGTCTCGGCAGTGACTACTATTTGTAGATTGTCTATTGTTCCGTCAGCCATTGTTTTTGTTCTCCTTTCCACTGAATTTTTGTCGCATAGCGGAAAGCCACGAGAACGCTTGATTTTGTACTTCCGCTTGTTTTTTAGCTTTTTCCGCTTCTTCCTCGGCTTTTCTCTGCCTTTCGGTTACGGAATACGGCTTTTCGGGATATTTGCCGGGCTTTGTACCGCGTTTTGCAAAAGCATGAAGAATAGGAGCGAGACAACCTACAGCCTCGTATACATAGATTCCTTGTAACCACGCCGCATAATTATCTCGCTCCTGTCTGTATTCTTCTGCTTCTCGGTAGTAGCGAAGTTCTGTAAAGTCTCCGTTCCAGTACACATCATAGGGAACTCCTATAGACATATAGTAGGAGCACAGATTATCCGCATACTCCGCAAACCACGGCTTGTCAACTGTCGGTTCAGCGTCAGTTATGCCCGTATCGCCGGAAGATGGTGTTATCCCTTCACCGTCTTCCACTTCACGTTTCCCTTGGGAGACATTTCTTCGATTACCTCATTTACCATTCTGAAGAGGATGTCGGAAAGAGTGTTTGCAGTTTCGCCTTCCTCTCCGTCTTCCGAATTGGCAAATTCCTTGTAAATAGCCATTCTTTCATTTCTCGGTACATTCTTGTGGAAAGCATCGAAAGCCGCGCAGAAAAGGTCTTCCTGCGCCGTCAGAAGATGGTCTTCAAGATTTCCGAAGGAAAATCCGCTCTTCTCAAGTCGTTTGAGCGACGCAATCGTGTAGCCGAGGGTATATGCTGTTCCGTTGTATTCAAACTGAATTGTAGTTCTGTTAGCCATGGTTTATATTTCCTTTCTTTAATCAGGTATCGTCTGAAAGTGAGGGAGCTGTCAGTGCGGTTACGGTGACGGTGCAATGAACAACTTCGTTTACTCCCGCACCGTTTACTTTAAGAGAGTACATTCCCTTAAAATTGAACTTGCCGTTAATACCTGTTGCTGTGTATGTGCCGTCGTTCGCACTTGTACCGCCAAACCAAACGGAAAGGTCTGTTTCGGTGTTCTGACCCGCCTCAAGAGCCTTGTATTCCGTCTTGGTGTAGTTAGCTTCAAACTCAATGCTTTCCTGCTGCTGAATGCCGAGTACACTGACAGATACGTAATGCGAAAGAGTTGTAGCGTCAAGCGTTTCGGGAGTACCGCCGAGGTCGCCGAAAGAGTTTATATCAATGAGCTTTGTGTATGTGCTTCCTGTGTCCTTCTTCATCAGGAATACGCCCATTGAGGTTACAGGGGTAGGTATAGCCATCTAAATTACCTCCTATAGATAACATTATTCTTGTCCGCACATCCTGTATAACGTGCGATAATTCTGTAAATCGTGCCGTCGTTTAAAGAAACAGGCTGCGCCGCAGTCCTCAAAAATCCGCGCATGGTGAGCTGTCGGTCTATTTCAGCAAGAATTGCTTTCGCTTCCGTTTTGCGCTCCCCCGCTTTGTTGGAGTAAATATTCACCTCATAAAGCAGATTCACGTGATTCTCGCGGTTAGAGCTGTCAATCGTGTCTGAACGCACAAGATTGTCCGCTTCCACAATGCTCACAAACGGAAATGACGAAGGCAAACGCTCTTCAATGCCCGATATAGACAGGGCAGGAAACTTCTCTTTGAGCGCATTGTAAAGCTCCGTGTAAAGCACATTTTCAATGTCAATCATGAGAACACCTCCTTTGCGATGTCGTATATTCTTCGGCGCATTTCCTCGGAAGCGTCCCACATGCAGCGGTTGGCATTGTTGCCGTGAGTTCTTATTCTTCCGTTGCCGAGGTCTTCACCGTTCGTTCCAGGGTCTCCGCGATAGTACCATGTGTAGTTTTGACCGTAGCCCTTGCCGTATGCACCACGAATCATGCCGAGTTCGTCAGCCTTGGGATGCGTCACGGGATTATATACGCCGGTTCCGAATTCGATAAACAGTATTGATTCACCCGAAGCGTTTATGGCAAGCGTGTGTTCGTCAAGCCATGTCGGCGAAGAATCAACCACAACATCATTTACACCGTCATACTCCGCACTTTGAAAATGGATTGCCGCCTGCGTTATGCCTATGTCGGCGAGTTTTTCAAGAAACGTGTTCAGTTTTGCTCCGAGACTGCGCGTGTAGTCCTTTATCTGTCGCGCGACTTTCCACGTGTTTCTTATTCTGATGTTTATCATCCGTCGACCGTCACCCGCCTTATCGCATAGGAAACGCTGTTTAACGACCGTGCAGCTTTTGTCACAATGTAGTCGTATTCCATGCGCCCGTTCGCGTCATAGGTTAAAGGCTTGTCGATGCATAATACGGTGTGTTCGTCAATCTCAAAATTCGGTTCATCTATCACAATAATTTTGTCGTACTGTATATCCGTTCCGAACGTTTCAACTATAACGTCGCCATACATCGAAGCCGACTTAGCCGCCGATATGTTAGCCTTATACTTCTTCGGAGTTGAGTATTTCGCAGTGTGTTCTCCCGTGTACAGTCCGTTTTCGTCTTTTCCGTCCTCGTTTCCGAGATATAGTGCATACCAAAATTCGCGCTTGTTCTTTTTCAAACATCTCATGTCGGTCTGCCTACTTTCGGAATGATTTCATTTAGAAGCTGTTCGGACACCCATTCGGAACTCCACTTTCGGTCAATACCGTTTTCGGAATGAGAGAGCTGCCCAGACGCGCCGATCCTGTTGTACATGTCTTCCGCTATGCGTATTTTGAGGTCTCTGTACCGTTCTTCAAATGTAGCATTCTCTCCCCCAAAGGGGAAACGGCGGGAGATTATGATATTTTCCGCGCTTTCAAGCAGCTCATAGAGAATGCGTGTATCACTTTCTTCCGTTCTGATTTTCAAGCGTTCAATGTCGGTCATTTTCTCCCGCCTTTCTCATTTCTTTTTGCGTGTGTTAGTTGTTGTCTTCGGCTTTTCTTCCGCTACAACAGTCTTTTCTTTCTCTTCGGTTATCACTCCGTGCGCCGAAAGTTCCGCAGTATCGGAGGAAGATATCTCAAACTTTTCTCCCGCATTGTGCCACACACCACGGTAATTAACCGAATATTTAGGTGTGAGGTAAATCATCAGGCAGTTACCTTGAGAGTTACAACTTCGTTCATTCTCTCGTAGGAAGGAAGAACGATTTCGGAAGCGTAGATATTTGTGACGGCGGGATGAATTTGTACATTCTGTGTAATTGTGATGCCTGTATCAACAATGCTGACTTCTGTGTTCGCGCCGGAAATAAGTCTCGCTTCCTCGGGAGTTGTGCCGTACCAAGTTCTGCCCAGTGTACCTTCGGGAATGAATGTAACATATCCGTCGGGAACGAATGATTTGGTTGCGCCGCTTTCGTTCTTATACTTCTTCGAGTAAACAATAGGTCTGATTCCGGTTTCGTTTTCGATAACATCAGAAGCTCTTGCGCCTGTTACATAGCTCTGAACAACGCCCGATGTTGAAATAATGGAGTTCTTAACAGCGGAGGTGGCTTTCAGAAGGTTGAATGTTGCGGAGGACATAATGGCATATCTTATTTCAGAACCTGAAACGTCAGCTGCCTTGTTCTTCATATCCTCGAAGTCCTTAATCGGGTCCGCCGTGGAAGCCGCTGACCAAAGAGCTGTAGAGGTAAGTGCAGAATAGTTGTTAGTCTTCCATGTATCGTTGGGGTCGTAGTCGTATTCATAGGCTACACCGTTCGCTTTTATTGAAATAGCCATATCGCCACTTTCGGGGAAAAGAAGAGACATTCTCATACGTTCAGAGACAACGTGAGCGCCGTCAATGAGGTCTCTTAAATAGTCAAAAGTGCGATTAAGTATAGCCAGTGCGTAAGGTTCATTAGAATCTCGCACCTGAAGGAATTCCTGAATGTCATTTTCAGAGAGCTTATGAGCTGCGCGGAAAAAAGGCATTTCTGTTTCAAATCTTGAAAGTTCGCCAATCTCACGATAAGTTGCCTGAGCGTCAAAAGCTGAAGGAGCGAGAGAAACAGGAAGTCCACCGTATCCTTTTACCCAAGCAAGACGCAGTCCTGTCTTCTTTTCGGCAGGGAAAAGTCCTTCGCCGAAATATGGAATTCTGTTAGAGGCTGTCTGCTCATAGTTGGCTGCAATTACGCGCGGCGTGATAAATTCGCTAAGATTCATTATTCAAGTCTCCTTTCAAATTAAACGTTAGTCTCTGTGTCGGTTCTTATAACAAGTCCCGAAACAGCAGTGCCAAGAGTTGAAATGTCTATGCCGGAGTGAGCCTTTGCTTTAACACCGTCTATAACGCCCTGTACAACGATTGCACCGTTGGGATTGACTGTCGGGTCAACGTCATAAAGAAGTACGCCTACAGCACCCGTAACACCGCTTGTGGGAGCTGTGCCGTCTGCTGTGAGCGGAGTTCCGGCTTTAACAAGGGATGTGCCACCCACTGTAATGGGAATTGCATTGTAGTTATTAGTCGCAAGAATAGTGAACATCTTGCCGGACTTTGTTTCTTTTACCTTCATTTTCTATCTCCTTTTAAATCTTCATATAATGTTCAAGTGCTTTCTTATTGACTTGATTAGCTTCTGCGGTACGTTTGCCGAGCTGTTTTGCGAGAGCAATTTCAGGACTGTCTTTTTCAGTGTTGCTCCCACCGTTCGGATGAAGCCCGCGTTCAATATTTTCCTTGAACCTCTTTTCACATTCGGCGTTATATTTCTTCTGATTTTCGAGAACCGCGTCCATGTCACCGTTGAATATTGCTTCTGCGGTAGACTTTGCAAGTTCGGGAGAGTATCCGACTTCCAGGTATTTAGCGGTGTTCTCGGCAATAGAGGTCTTTTTCAGCAGTTCATTGTATTTGTCCTGTAGTTCCTTCATTGCTTCGTCGGACTGAGCCTTAGCCGCTTCTTCGGAGGTCATTTTCTCTTTAAGGCTTCTCTTTGCCGCCGCGAGGTCAGACGCGGTCTTGTCAAGCAGCTCTTTCTTTACATATCCCGATAAGTCGACTTTTTCAGGGATATCAAGTCCGAGAAGAGCCTTGACCTGGTCTTCCGCGCTCATTGCGTCGAATCCTTCGATTGTTGAGGTGTCAATGTTAGGCATAATAAATTCTCCTTGCGTTTTTCGGTCTTCTCTGACCTGATATTTTTTGCGCTTTTATACTGCATCTCCGCAGTCTGCGAATTTTATAAAGCGACTTCTCTGCCGCTGATATATTAAGGCATGAGCCGTATATCCGTTATTTTCTTTCTATAGGTGCGAGGTAACATCTGCAATGCCAGTGCTGCTTGTCGGGTGCTTCGTTAATAGGGAATATTTCTCCGTCAAGCGGCTTGCAAATCTCGCATACCTTTTCGTCCTCTAGCGTCACCCACATCACATACTCAACTCCCGCGTCCTTGTATGCTCTGAGTACCGTCTCGTCAGTCACTATATCGGCGTATTGGGCGGTCATATTCGACCATAGGCTTACTGCACGTCTCCACTCGCTGTTAACGTCTGAACGTGTCCTGAGAGCTTCTGAAAGCCTGTCGCGCTTTCTTAAGACTTCGTTCTCGTATTCGTACTTTGTTACGGAATTCGGAGACGAGAGGACAATCTCAACAAGGGTCTTTTTTGCTTTTGCGGAAATTTTTCCGATGTCCTTGTAACCGTATCGGCTTACTTCTTCGCCTATTTCTTCATATATGGCAAAGGCAAGTTCTAACATCGTGTCCCGTAAATCGCTGTCAAGGTTCTTGTAAAGCGTCGCGACGGTCTTTATAACGTGAAGCTCGTCGAATTTAGCAAGTCTTATTGAGGACTTAGCTTTTTCAAACCGCCGTATTGTCTTCTTCCGCAGTATTTCTATCGCTCTGTCCGTCGTTATGTACCGTTCTTGCATTCTCAAGCTCCTTTTCTAAGCTGTTTTCAAGCTCGGACTGTGCTTCTTCATACCACTCCATACCGCGCTGATATGCATTCTCTACATCTGTAAACAAGCCGGAAATGTCGTAAGCGTCGCGCGGATGAACCTTTTCGTTGTTGAGTAGTTCACAAAGAACCTGCGCTTTCGATTGAATGTCGGTGAGGTTTTCGCGGGTAAACTGAATCTTAACATCGTTCGGGTCAAGGTCGAGAACACCCTTGTCTTTGTAAATTTTGAGAATCAGCTTCAGAATCTCTCTTTCTGAACGCGCAAATAGCTTTTCAGTGTCGTTAGCTCTCGCGGAAGCGTCCTGCCAACCGTTGCGGAATCTCGTTCCCATGCCCGTGTCTGCCGCGGCTGAATCTCCGGCTCTTGTCGGCATACCCGTTATTTCATCAATGTAGTCATACAGCGCGTCTATTTCCGTCTGAACGCCCGTCTGAGAGATTTCGGAGGATATGCGGTAAACCTTTGCTTCCGTTCCCTGACCGCTTCTGATGCAGATACACTGACCGCCCCTTGCAAGCTCCTTGTATGTGTTCTCGTCGATTTCGCAGTTTTGGAACACGTCATAGGCGTTCACAAAGTCAACAACATTGTCAACACGAGCGGATTCAAGAGTGTTTATCATGTTGATAGGCGAGAGAACCGTCTCAAACGCTCCCATACGAGCTTCATTCAGCGGATATTCCACTATCGGAACGCGCCCAAAGTCGTAAGCAAGCCAGTCTACAACGTCATTACCCTTTACGGTGTATCTTCCTTCCGGCACATAAACGTAGTAAATGAGGTTATCGTCCTCGTCGTACTGTTTCAGAACACCCGCGAGAGGTTTTCTACCAATGCCCGAAGAGTAGATAACAAACGCTTCTCTCGGGTCAAGGGAATAAAGAGCAGCGGGACTTCCGTCTTTCTCGTTGTCGGGGTCGGGAAGAACCATCCTCGGTTCAACTCCGCAGATGTGCATCCAGTCGGAGCACTCTTTGTCCTTTGATTCTTTTCCTTCGGAAGTCATAAGAACGTTCAGATAAGCTACCTTGTCGGATATATCCTCTTTTCCGTTCGCCGCTACATACTGAATGGGAGAGCTAAGGAAGAACGAGGATTTAAAAGTAACTATCTTGTTCGGAAGGTTGATAGTGACCTTGTTGTTGTTGTCGGGTCTTACGGATTTGTCTTTATAGCGGATATCCATTATTCCGCGATAAACGTCATATAAGTAATTTATTTCCGCGACATTTGCGCTGTCAAAGCCGAGCGAGTTTTCAAGCACGGACACAACGTTGTCGGCGGTTATTCTTTGTTTATTCGTTAGTATCTTTCGCCGACCATGAAGGCTATCACAAGTAGTAAGGCGAACAATATCATTTTCAAGCACGAGAAAAACCTCCGTGTAAACAAAAATAGGGACTACCCGTATGTTTTCCATACGAATAGCCCCTATCGGCTCTTACTGCAACCCGATTGTTACAGCGTTTTTATAGTGTATTTAGCTTTTCTCGAAGCGGTTATTTCAAGTATAGTGACCTCTTCGCGCGATTTCTTTATTTTAACGTCATTACCACGCTCTAAAATCTCGTTGATTATAATAAGCGCGTCTTCTTTGACGTACTTGAGACGGTGCGTGTGTTTCTCATCTTCCATAGCCACCTCAATAAGGTCTTTGTATTACTCTTACCGTCTGCGTCTCAAATGATTGAATGAAGTCTGAAAGCATTGAGAATGCGTCGGGTACATCGTCATGTGCGTTTCTTCCCGCCATTGTATAACTGCAAAGCATACCGAGAGCGCGTTTATATTCTTTATTGTTCTTTATAACGCTGTTGTCCTTGAAAAGGAAATGCTCTTTGACAAATGGAGAATCAACTATAATTCGCGTAGCTTTGTTTGCCGTCGAATATTTTGTAGTGATTCTCGTTATGCCGCCACGAGATTTTACCTCTTTCTGAACCTTTTCCGCGATTTTTCCGCCCGCAGAGTTTGATTCAAAACGGCTCAGTTTGACTTTGTGCCGCAAAAGGACCTCAACAAGTCTTGTTTCAACTATTTCGGGATTACTGTTGTCGCAGATTATTTCTTCGATGTAGAAGTCATTGCCATACTGGTAAGCAATAGGCATTACGCAGTAGTCCGCTCCTTTGTCCTTTGTGTCACACACAGATATAACAGCGTACGGCGAATCCGAGGGAAGTTCAAAATAACGTCTGAGTTCGTCCTCGTTGTAGAGAAGTCCCTCGCGCTCTATCGGCTGATTCATAAACAAAGCCCGCCACGAACAATCGTCGAGGTTGTTTTTCATGTCCTCGAAGTACGCCTTATCAAAGCCGACACCATAGCGGTAATTGAAATTGCTTTCGCCATCCTCGTCAACCGCAGGCATTACGAGAAACTGAGCTTTCGGAGAATCCGCGTACATTGTTTGCAGTCTCCCTATAGGGTCATGCACCGACCATCTTGTGGCGATGTGCAGTTCCTTGCAATTCAGCTTCTTTCTTGACTTCAAATCGTTTGTGTAAGCCGTCCAGAGCTTGTCAAGACGGTCTATGCTCAATGCTTCCTCAATACCCGACACAAGGTCGTCGGCGGTCAGAAGCTTTTCACAACGTGTAGCACCTGTAAGGGAAGCACCTATAGCACGGCAGGTAAGAGACGAAAATCGGTGTTTCTTGCCGAGGTCTATTGTCTGTTCCTTTGCGTTGGTTATAATCGTGCCTGCGGCAGGGTACACGTCGTGCCATAAATAATCAGGGTCTGACAGAATGCTGTTTACACCGTCATATATTGAGTTAGTAAGCGTTCCCGAATGTCCCGAAGCAAGGGAACAACTATCGGGAAACGCGCCTATCATCATCGAATGCAGGAAAATTTCAAGCGTGCTTTTGCCGCAACCGGGCGGAACAGATATAGACAATATGTCAAGTTCTCCGTCCACAAGCTTTTGCATTGCGCGGCAGACAGGTTCAAGCTGCTTCCTTCGCGGAATCCAGAATCTTTTCTCCGGTTCTCGTTGAATTTCTATATACTGCATGTAGCTGTCGAGCCTTAATCCCTGCGCTTCAAGCAAAAGCACAGCCTTAAAAAGAGAATTCGCGTCTTTCGATTTATTTTGTATAATTCGCTCAGTGCAATATCTCTTCAAAGTCTCGGAATACCGCCACTTTTCAGCGCAGTTATTCATCGAAGACAGCACCGAATACAATGCCGTATAATGTTTCATGTTCTCAGGCTCTGCTTTGATGTGAGAAAGAATATTTTCCGCTACGTCAAGATAACGCCTATCAGTGTGTTCGCCCGCTATTATCTCCGCTTGCAGTGCTTCCATTCTCGTTCACCTCTTCCGTTCGCCTGAAATAATCACGAAATACAGATTTTATCTTCTGATACCACCTATACTGTACCGTGTGAACAGCCGCAGAATCATCTATTACCATCCACAAATCAAGATTGCTTTTCCTCTTCCATCCGATTTCAAACGTTTTCGGGATAAAGTCGCATTGAGTGTATACCGTAACATTACACGGTTCTTTCAATGCTTTCAGCCCCTCGGCAATCGCCACCATTGTACACCGTATTGAATTCCATCCGGCGATTCTTCCGCTAATGTATTTCTCGCGCTTTCCATACCTCAACAGTGTCTGCCAATACCCAATTCCATCGTCTTCGATAAAACCTCCGAAAACGTATATATCGACATATCTCATACACACCTCGGAGGTCTTTTTTGTTTTTGCGCGATTTTTGAAAAACAGAGCAAAGACATTTACAAAGTCCTGATTACAAAAGCCCTAAGTTTTTTAGTTTTTGAGAATATTTGAGGGGCTAACACGCGCCCCACACTCCACAGCCGGCAACCACCCGGTGCCGCATACAGGGTATCTCTTCCCTGAATTATACAAAATCTCCATTTTGTCTAATTGGATATGTGTTTGTCTGGGTGTGTCTGTACGCTCTCATAATGCTTTATACGCTTAACTAAGTCCTTCCCTGCCCTGTCACAAAATCGTGAATATATCGCTCTCGCGGCTTTGTGGCGCGTCTCATGTGTCGCTTGTGTCTTTGCTGTCGTATATCTCTATAACATCATCAAGTTTTGGCGCGTCGATTTGCTCTGTGGGCGTTTGTGCGACCTCTAAGCGGGTATTATTTGAAAAGCCTTGCGAACTGTTGTTAAGCAAAAACATCGCGTATACGGGATTGAGAGAGCCGTCAGCACCCTTTTGGACGGTGTTTGCGGCTATGAGCGTCTTCATTCTTTTTATAATTGTAGAATGTCGCTGTCCTATACGCGACTTAGTCCCCCACTCTATCAGAGTAACACGGTCGACCCCGAGAGCAACGGCGAGACTTGCCAGCGAGGGGAAAGCGTGATAACGGCTGCACCATGTAATATAGTCGTTGCATCGCTGCTCGACCTCGTCCGCGCTGTCCAGGTCAACAGCCGGCAGCGCCATAAGCTCTTGTAGAGCGTTAAGCGTATCAGGATTTACTTCTGTAAGCGGCGTTCGCGGGTCTGAACATCCGTTTAATTCACACTCCAAACGTTCTCGGGCTGCAATCGCTTTGTTGTGGTTGCTTGTCTTGCGTCCTTGCTTCTTCCGTTTCTTCGGTTGTTCTACATTTGTAAGTTCTTCCGGCGTCTCAAAGTCCGCTATATGCTCAACTTTCAATTCTCTTTCTCCCTTCCATTTGATTTATTATATAAATATATTATAACAATAATATTGTATATTAACATAATCCCAATTATTACTATAATATAACTATACTGGTAATAGTGATATATTAAGGCTGATTTCCTTCTTCTTTCCTTTTCTTCCTCTCCCCCCCTCCCCCGGATTGATTATAGCACTAAACTATACGTTTGTCAAGTGTGGAGCTGGAGTAAATTATGTCTAAAATATTAACGGCAAAAAGAAAAGAGGCTTGCGCCCCTCTTGCTATATAAGATCCTGCAACCGCTTTTTTATAGCCTCGTCAAAGTCTGATTTGTCCGGCTGCCTGTCCAACTTTAGCGCGTCCGCGACTTTCGCCAGGACTTCCCGCCGCGCTTCTTCTTTTGCTCTTTCTTCTACTTTTGTAAAATTCTCTATCCCTGCATAGCTGTCAACCGCTCTTGTAATGTAAGCGTTGAGCGACAGCCCCGCCGCCTTGGCTTTCTCCGTCCACTGGGATTTTTTTCCTTTTTCGGTCGTTAAATTAATGCGGTCGTATGATTGCTTTATGTAGTCGTTTGCGTATTTTGTAGCGTCAAATTCTGCCATTTTCAGCACCTCCATTTTTTCCCAATTTTAGCACACGCAATGTGCAAATGTCAATATACTATTTGCACAAAATAGATGCAATATATTTGTGTAATATTATTCGATATATTTGCGCAAAACCTATTGACTATTTGCGCAAATAGTGATATAATATAAGTGTCAAAGGGAGAGAGCAAAAGCAACTCCCCAAAAATAAAAAATGAAATGAATGGAGAAACAAAAAATGAAACTTGTAACAGCGAAAAGAGATTTTAAAAGAGACGGCGAAATTTATGGACTGAGTGAAAAAGATGGAACACCAATTTATCAAATAAGGTTTGATAATTGGGATGAAGCGGAAGAATGGTATTATAAAGAAGAATATGACTTTAGAACAAGAAGATTTATAAATCTTCTCACGGCAAGAGAATTAGAAGAAGATGGATTGCAAACTTGGGAAGCAGAGGAATATTATAAGGCTATGTATTAAGCAGAGTGGCGGGGGAAACCCCGTTAATGCGGTCTGGCAGACGGTCACAAACCCCGACAGCCGGAAAGAAAGGAACATAAAGCAATGACAAATTACGAAATCCGTGAAAATAATCAATACAACAGCCGCGAGGTTTATTTCGACGGCAAGCCGTCCCGCGCAACTCTCGACGCGATGAAGGCGTTGAAAATGCGGTGGAACCACGTGAAAGCCTGCTGGTACGGCTACGCTCAAGAGTGCGAGCTTATCAACGCCATCATCGCTAACGATAGAGACGGCGAGGACATCACCGGCGAAAAGACGGAGGGCGCGACGGTCTACACAGACGGCTACCTCGGCGGCGGCGCGGTCTACGGCTCAAAGTCTGATAAGCACCTCTACGGCGCGGACTTATCAAAAGCCATCCGCGAGGACATAAAAGTAGCGGGCATTAAGGGCGCATCCGTGCGCTGTAAAACTTACAGCGGCGGGCAGTCAATCACCGTCACGCTTTCGCTCCCTGCGTCCGCATACGTCACAAAGGAGCAGTTCGCCGCCGATTATCGTATTCCCACGTCCGCAAGCTGGATTTACTACGAGGACGAGGACGGAAAAAGTCAAACAATATCAGTCAGCGACTACTACAGCTCCAAAACATCAGCTGCCGAGCAGGAGAAAATCAGAATCAGCGCGGCAGCTTCGGAATACCATCGCGAAGCGGAAATCGAGAACGAGTTGAATCAATATCATCTCGATAAATACACGGTATTCACCCCGGAAACGATGGAAACCATCAAAAAAGTGAATTCCATCATCGCAGCATACCGCTATGACGAATCAAACGCCATGGTCGACTACTTCGATACCAATTTTTACTATACAATTTGCACAAAGCCGATGTCAAAATAACCCCTCCCCCCTCCAAGGGGGAATCGTCAGCCGGTAAAAGTCCGGCTCTGAAGAGCAAGAGCGAAACGATCAAAAATGAAAGTTATCAAAAGTCATTACTTTGTATTTTCCCAATGCGTTGACGGCGAGCGGTTCGCTTTTGCCGAAACAATCCGCGAATCAGAGAATATTTTAGCTTTCGTCGCGCGTTACAATGCTGATTATTGTATGGCTTGCAGCAGTCGCACGGAAGCCGAAAAAATCGCTATCGCATGGAACGAATCATATAAAAGGAATGGCACATATCCGAAATGGAGAATAGAATCATGAGGAAACTTACATCACTCGCCCTCATCATCCTGTTGGGCATAGTCTCCTGCTCCCCCATCAAGCAGGAGCGTTACCAAAGCGGCGTTTATACCGCCGTTAATAGCGGCTGTGGCTACATCGTCACCGACGACGGCAATGTGTGGGGTTACTTCGACCGCTCAATTCCCAGTGGTTCTTCCGTCACCGTCACCTTTTCCGATGAGGGGTCGGAAGAGGTCGAAGACGACGTAATCACAAACG